ATACACGGATGGGAGGAAAATGTCAGCGCTGGTGCCACTGTTTGTAACAGACATAGACACAAGCCCATACTGGCACCCCTCATCTGGAGAACAATAGGCATAGTCTCCGTCTACCCGGTCAGTAAACTCAAATGCATCCAATGTGATGCCCCAGTCTCCCAAGTTTCCTGCGTCACCCACCCCATGCGTAATTGCTTCCGGCTCTGACGTGGCCGCCGGTGAGATACCCGCGGTAGCCGCCACAGTGTCCTCAGATGAGGTGGCGCTGCTCCTGTTCGCTGTTATAACACTTCCAACTGCTGCCAGGATGATAATAAGAAGTACTATGGCGCATGGAATCAAGCACCCTCTGCGTTTTTTATGCTCCACTTTCATTTTGCTGTCCTCCTTAATTTTGGTAACACTATTATAGGCGGTACAGCTGTAAAGTGTCAAGTTACAGAACCATAATTGATTATCATTTCTTTCTTTTCGCCTTGCTTTTGAGCTCTGCTTCTTTTTTCTTCTCCGCTTCACAGCGAACATCAATGGACGCGATCACAAAAGCACGCTCTACAGCTGGCAGATTTAGAAACTTAGACGGTTCCCATCCGAACTTATGCAGACAAAAATGAGCATATGTGGATTCTGGATCACCGCCTTTGATTAGTTTTTTGCCTCATCCACCAGCTCATTCTCGGTTTTGAAGCCATTGATCTGGAAAACCTCCAGCACATAGTCATCAAACTCACCACCGATGAGCATTTTACCCAGCAGCTCATGGGGCGTTGCAGTGCCCCAACTATCTTGCAGCTCGGCGCTGTTGAGATCCGGGAACACAGTACAGCGGGCGCACACCTTAGCTTGGAATGCGTAGGTATCAAGCTGCTGGGCAAACTGATTTTTCTTACCCGGAACAGCGACCTGTTTAATGCAGCTGTTTCGGATGCGGGCGTATTCGTCTGCGGAAATGCAGCAGATCTCCCACTCCAGAGGCTTGCCGTCCTCCCCTACAAAACGGGGAGAGGCGGCATAGCGGTGGTTCTCGATCTGCTGGACATTGGGGCGCATAAATGCGGATAAGTTACTCATTGATAGTGTCCTCCTTTAGGTTAAGCAATTTCTCTTACATGTAAGAGGGATTCGTGTAGGTTTCCGGGCGGGTGAAGCTGTCGCAGAAGCCCTCAATGGACTGCTCTACAAAATCGCCCTCAGCATTGAACATAGACAGCAGCACATCTCCATCCAGCACGCAGTCATTGTAAATCTTTGTGCTCCGCCCGATGGAGGTAGCTGGGTCATCGTTGGATATCTGGATGGTAAAGGTGGGCATTACGCCAGTCTTCACAAACTCCTCAATGATTTCATCAAAAAGCTCTGTGCACTTGTAAATGGTCATAGAGAAAGCCAGCACAACGGTCTGCGCCTTATGGCCTACCACCACCGCGCCCAGGCGGTATACCTCCTTGGTGTTAACGGTGGCCTTGCCCTCAAACTCTTTGGCCATCAATATGGAGTAGCGGGTGCCATTGCGGGTGACAAAGCACTCTGCATAATTAGCACTTACGGCATCCTGCGTATTCATGATAGAATTACTCAAGCGTTATTCCTCCCTTACTGGATGACCACGCTCATATAGAGCTGGGCCATAGCGTTGACGATGTTGAGGCCGTTGATGGTCAGCAGCACCGCCTTTTTCTTGTCACCCTGCTCACAGGTGACCGTCTCCTCATCGAAGTCCTCCACGGCCCGGATGCTCTCCAGGTCTCGAATGAGTTTGCAGATGTCACCCCAGAGCGCGGAGCGACCAGAGGCATCATTGGGCACAGTGCCCACATAGCGGGTATTGAACAGGACCGCTGTGTCATTGGCGATTTGGTCGCACACACGCATGGTCTGGTTGCTCTGGAATACCTCACCCTTGGTATCAGTCAGGGTGAGCAGGGTGTTGATGTCTTCCAGGACACGGGTAACCCCATTGACATTGTGCATGATGAACTTGCCAGCCTTGAGGGCCGCCTCAAGCTCCGCCTGGGTGTAGTCGGTGTCAACGGTCAGCTCACCATCATACTTGTAGTTGGTAAGAGATTTGTTGACGGCCACACCAGCCTGGGCACCGGTGACCCAGTAAACAAGGGCATTTTTGTCCACATCGGAGATGGTGGAGTGGGTAACCTCATTCCACACGCCGATCACGCCCTCATAGTCAACGGTGGAGGGCTGCCAGGCCACAAGCTGGAATTTAGCGCCCACCTCATCACGCATACGCTCCGTATAGGAGGCGTAGAGCTTGATGATGGTGGCATCAGAGGCCGGGCAGCAGAGTGTGTTGAAAGAATACGCCTCAATCTTGTCCAAAAAGCTCTGGTGACTATCACCGGTGATGCCGGTGACATCGGTGCCGCCGGTCAGCGGGGTGCCCGCCGTGGCTGCCAGCTCAAGGCCCTTTTTCCAGATCACATAGTCATTGGCAGTCAGGTCCGTGGCCTGAGCCACCGTCTGGGTGTCCACACAGATGCCGTCCAGATAGGTGCTGACATCCCACAGGCTCTCATCATCCACATTGACAGCAATGGTAATGGTGAGGTCATTGCCACGCACACCGGGGTACTTGGCATTTGCCAGGGCGTTGGTGGCCGCAGTGGCCCCGGAGCCCAGGCGGTAGCAGTAGACCGTGGTAGCGTGCAGGAAAATCTCCCGCAGAGCCAGCATTTTGGGGTGGTCATAGGAATAACCGAAAATGGCCTTGCTGTTCTTCTGAAACTCCCCGGAGGTGACAGCAAACACCTCATTCTCAGGGCCCCAGCTCAACATAAAAGGAGCCGCCGCATATCCTCTGTCAGACAGAGTAGCGGAGGCCTTAGCGATGCTGGAGAAATTGATATAGCTGCCGGGCAGGACCTTGTTCTGGGTCAGCCAGATGCCGCCGCCTAAAGCCATATTATCTCACCGTCCCTTTCATAAAGTTTTCAATCAGCGTGTCCACCTCTTGCAAGGTGTAGCTTTTGCCGTCCTCCAGCAGGGCGCTGATTACATCCCGCCGGTTGGCATATCTCTTGGAGGCCGCAAGCTGCTCTTTGGTGAAAACAGCTGCCGTAGCCTCCTGGGCGTTGGTTTTTGCCATAGACTTATCCCTCCTGTTTGATAGTCAAAGTGTCCATCATGTCCTGTTCCTGCTGGAGATAGACGAAGTGGTCATAACCTACGATCATGTGTAGTACATCGTCTGTGACACTCCAGTCCATGCTCCGTGCGTGGATGATGTCCCCCTGTGGTGTGGTGATGCTCCCTAAAACAAGAGTGAGCTGGTGAGCTATGTCATAGCACTCCGCGCGTCCTTCCTTGGGGTAGTAGATCACATCCACAGTAGAGGTCCGCCGGTAACGCTGACCCACCTCTTTAGTGTTTCCAGCGCCAGGCATGATGACATTGAGGTCACCGGGTATCAAGCCCTGCTTGACCTCCCCACCGTGCACCTGCACATCCGGGAAAGCGGTGTGCAGCGCAAGGCTCACACCGTCATAGATGCTGTTGAAACTGATCTCAGACATTGAAAACCTCCCGCAGCATAGCCTCCAGCTTTTTCTCAATGACCGCCGGAGCGATGCGCTCCAGATCCTGCTCAGACAAGGTGAGGAAATACTGTCCATTCACCCAGCCTTTGCCGCTTCGTGTACGGTGGCCGAACTCCACATAGCTGGCATATTCCACCGGGTTGATGACCTCAATGGTGTATGTGGTTCCAGCTTTTTGCACCTTGAGGGATTTTGCGTAGGCCGTTCCGCTACTGGAGCTCCGCTTGCCGGTCCATCCACGGCGCAGTGTGCCACCCTTTTTACCACTTTTCTTTGGGTATTGGCCCACCGGAGTGCGGGGGATGACCAATGCCAGCAGCCGGGCGGCAAGTTCCTTGGAAGCATCCACACAAAACTTGTCCAGGTCCACCTGCTGGAGCTTGGCCAGATTGTCCCGGAGCTTTTGCAGCTGCTCATAGTCGCAGTTACCCCAGCTTGCCATTAGGCCCACCCCTCAAACAGCTCCAGTGGCACCTCCTGGTGAGCATCAAACACAGCGGGTTTGTCGCTCCGCTCATAGTCGCGGGTTACGCCATTCTGGGTGACTGTAATTTTGGATCCGTCCGGGATGTCCACAGAGGGATCAATATACAGGGTTACAGACTGGGCCACCCTTGCGGCTTCACTCTCCGGCTCGGTGGCCTTGACTGAGGTGTAGGAGACACGGCAGGGGGCATCCTGTACAGTAACTTGCTCTGCCTGTTCTGTGCGGCCATTGGTGGGGTTGAGTTTTCCCACCAGCACAGTGACTGTTGCTTTGCCCTCCCACAGGCTCTGCACAGCCTTTTTGTATCCGGCGGGTAATTTCACCACCGTAGCCTCCTAAACGCCGCCAGGGCGCTCTCGGGTGGGTTCCTGAGCGTTTCCAGCAATGCGTCAAAGCGCGCCTCTGCACTGTTAGCACCATCGCTGGCCCCTGCATAGGTGATGGAGACATCACCCTCTGTGATGCCCTTGACCGGGGCAGAAAAATCAAAGCCCTCCACACCTTCCAGAGCACCGGCAGCTTTCTTGTCATAGAGGTATTGACCAGCTACCATATCCACCAGGGTATAATAAAGGCCATCCGGCAGCACCTTATGGTTGATGTCTGCCAGGATGGCCGCTTCACACTTGCGGGTGGTATATTCGAGACCGGTTTTGTCCTCATCGGTGACCTTGTAGCCCAGCATGGCCAGCCGGGCTACCACGGCCTCATACACGGTCATGGTGTGCTACCTCTTAGCCCTTGGACTTGATGCGGCAGATGGCAATAGCCTTGTCCGCAATATAGGCGCGCTCTTCCTCCGAAGTCTCACCAGAGTGCACCAGATCCCAGTTGGCACCATTGGCCAGCTCAGTATCTGTGGGAGAGAGGGAGGCCTGGCTCTTTTTCTCGTAGGATAGGCCAAAGGGCGCAAACACCTTGCGCTGGCGGGTGTAGAGAGTATCCTGACCGCCGTTGGTCTTGGGGTCACGATCCATCTCATAGGGCACCTTAACACCGATGTCCTCATAGCTGATAGTGCCCTCACCCAGAACATAGCTGGTGTAGATGGTGTCATCACCGCTCACCTCGGTGGGCATACCATCGTCCACCACCACTAGCTTACCATTCCAGGAGTACAGGGTCAGGTCACGGGTGATGCCGTCTGAATCGGTGTACTTGAGAGCAGTGAGCAGATTGAGGTTTTCCAGGTTGGTGGCCGGGACGGAGTGCATGAAGATCATGGCAAACTTTTTCTTACGATCACCGCAAGCTTGGGCAGTGGCGCTGTTCAGCGTGGTGGCTTCCATAGGACCATCCACCTCATAGGTGTGCTTGGTCACGAACTCAGCGCCCTTGGTGCTAGTCATAGAAAAAATGCCCTTGAGGATGGCCAGGAGGGTGTCCTGGTCAATATCCTGCCAGTAGTCCACCACCTGCTGGGCCACATTGTTCATAAAATCCTGACCGCCGGTGATGTCAAAGGAGAAATCCTTCTCCACCCACGACTTGGCACGACCAATGACCACCACGCCCTGCTCAAAGGTCTTAGTGCTGGTGGCGGTGATGTCGGTCTGGCCGTCATAGTTCACAGCGTCACCATCCAGGAGGCCACGCATAGCGATGCGGGCATAGCCGGTGCCGTCCTGGGTGGCGAACACCGCCCGGATGTCCGGGTTACCGGCCAGCACCTTAGACTTTCGGATCTCATTGAGACGGGTGCGGGGGATCCTGTCCGCCACATACTTGAAAGCCTCCGGGTTGAAACTCTTAGCATCAAACTTGCTATTGGGCATAATCAATTCATCCTTTCTTATTCAGTAGTTTTGGCCTTGGAGCCTTTCTTCTTGGGTTCCTGGGCCTCATTGTTGGTGTCGGCCTCATCAGTGGGGGCCTCATCGTTACCGGAGTTCTCCGGCTGGGCCTGTGCAGCACTCAGGCGGGTCATGACCTCCTTGGTGACAGCCTCAGCCAGGTCATCCACGCTGGGGACATGCTCTGCCATAAACTGCACAATGGTCTCCTGGGTGCGGGGTAGATCCGCCACCGCCACACCGGTCAAGCGGCTGGCCAGGTTTCGCAGCGCCTCCTCAAAGGAGACTGTGCGGGGTTTCGTGATGTTCTGCATTGTCACACCTCTTTCATTCGTCCAGCTTTGCGCCGGGGTTCTGGGCCAGGTACTCAGTCAGCTCAGAGTAGGACATCTCAGATGTCTTTTTTCCGCCGCCGGGCTTGCCCCCATCGCCATTCTCTCCCGGTTTCCATCCACTCCGCTGGGGGCTACTGTCTCCAAAGAGAAAGTCTGTGGCGGTGTCCTTTTTCAAGGCCTCTACCTTGGCAGCCAGGGTAACAGCGCTCTCACCATCCCTACCGGTGACCTTGCCATCCACGATCTTGGCCCCGGTCAGGAAGTCTGCCAGCACAGCCTTGACGGCGGTGTTGTTCTTGGATCCGGCAGCAGTGAGCTCCGTGTCCACGGCAGCCATCAGGCGGACAGCGGCCAGCTCTTTCTCATAGTTGGCCTTGTCGGTCTTGTTCTGCTGGGTCAGAGTGTCAATTTGCTGCTGGAGGGTGGTGTTGTCCCCGGCGGCCTTTTTCAGCTCGGAAAGCTGATTGTCACGGGTCTTGATGGTGTCATTGAGCTGAGTTACCTGAGTTTCCAGCTCCGTGACACGGGCATTTTTCGCGTTGAAGTCAGCACGGGCCACAAAGCTCTTGCCGATCTCCTGAGAAACAGCCGCGTCAATTTCGGGGGTGTAGTTGTCCCCCAGGATGGTTTTCAACCATTCCAGTGCCATGATGTGTACCTCCTTGTTGTCCACTATCCTTGTTATTCCGGCCAGTCCCGGTGTTGTGGGCCCCTCTTGTAGTCCGCCGGGCCAGCGGTATTTGGGTATGAAAAAAGCACCGTGCATTTTCAGCACGATGCTTTTAACAACATATTGAGTTTTTCAGATCACTGTGGGACGCACAGCACGGTGCCGCCGGGATATACACCCATAACACAGGTGTCATCCACACCATCCGCTTTGCACCTAAAGACAAAGCCGTCACCATCCCGGCCCAGGCCCTCCAGGATTTTATAGCCGTAGCTCTCCCCGGTGTCCTCATCCGTTTCATGGTAACTGGCCAGGATGCTCCGGGCCTCTTTTTCTGTCATGGTTTTTTCACCTCCACGGTAGCAGCAATGATGTTTTCGTCCGTTGTGAGTGCCTTGTCATCCATGCGGAAAAATCCAAAGTGCCCTTTGGACCCGTTAGAGAAATAGTTTGATGCGTTCATTGCTCCGTTCTGTGGGTCCATGTAGTTCACGGTGCCGCCGGACTTCTCTGCAATGAACACATGAGCGCCGGTGCCCCGGCCTTTCCACTTGATATAAATGGCATAGCGGGCCCCGTCCGGCGCAGCAGCCAGCTCTTTCTTTACAGCGGCCTCCGTTTGGTTGAGGGTAAAGGCTTGCCAGGAGGCTTGATACTGCCCCGGCTGGATGAAGCACTCAGAGCCCCAGCTCACCGTGTTGCCAGCGGAGGGCTTAGGCTTTGCTATGACATCATAGCCCCTACGGCGTAGCTCATAGGTCTGCACACAGCGCTGACAGTTGATGTGATAGGCACCACCGGCAGAAAAATTGGGGTTAGCCCCGCTGATAGCGCCCACCATATCCATAGAAATGCCCTTTTGAGCGCCCACGGCCCTCTCTACTACATCCATTATAGCAGGTTTCGGACTGGTTGCAACGCTGTTTTGTGCGGGGCTTGTGCCTCCCGCTTTCACATGGCCCTGTTTCCAGTCCTCAAAGGTGGTGTTGGCCGGTATTTCGTGGGTGCTGCCGTCCTCATCACGGGTCCAGCGCTCACCCAGGTCCTCCATATCGGCAAAGTAGGGGCAGGTGCAGCAACGGCACCAGGGATGGAACGGGGGAGCGGTGAGGCCCACCTGATACTCAGACATTTTGAACACTTTGCCATCCAGCGCCCCGCAGAGCTCACA